TTCCTAAGTGGCTCGAAAAAGATAGCACGCGTTTCATTCAAAATGCTTGTTGATGTTTTTGGAACATCATTCGTAAAAGGCGAAAAGGTTACATCAACAACTCCAATAATCACATGCGTGATAGATGTAGGAAGATTTACATATACAGGAAGCGCCCGTTGTAGCATACAGGATTTCAGTTTTTTCAAACCCGACTATGGCGCATGGCTTGCTTTTAATCGTGCAAATCTGCACAGAAACGGAGAAAACAGGGCTAATCTTTCAGAAAGCTACGTGAAAGAACGGGTGAAGGATAGGGAGGCGTTGTATAAAAGACGAGACCCTATTTTATACCATAATGAAATTTCAATAAAAGAGGCATTCCGTTTCTTTTTGGACTCCAAAGTTTTTGAGACATATTGCAATGCAGTGCTTGACCTCGCCACAAAGCCGGAAGCCAATCAATTAAAACTGATCTAATTCTTTAAGGTTTTCGACATCTCGAATATGGTATAATCGTATCACTTTACAAACTAGAAACGGAGGTCGCCACAATGTCAATTGTTTGGGAACTCGTAACAGAAGAACACAACAAAGGCATCGAGACACCAGTCGAAAACCCCTTTGTTCGTGCATTAAACCTATTCGAAGACGACGAAAACGAAAGAGCAGAAAGAAGGAGACAGCGCCTTGCCGACTGTGGTCAATCCGCGTGTAGGCTTGACCCGCATACGGGTAAGCACTATTGGTTTACCCAAAAGTGCGGACTATTTAGGGAATGCCCTAAATGCCTTGCCGAGCGCGCAGATAAGATAAAAGAGCAAATGTACGATTTTATCAAAGATGGCAATGCGGTCTCTGGACTTCGCCTTACAGAGAAAGAAGCGAAGAGTCTTGCTAGAAAACTAGATAAAGACCTTTATGAAAAGTATCCGCAGTTGGATGGCTCGGAGCTTGCATTTGTAAAAACTGATATGCTTCCAAAAGCACTTGCTCATCTAGCTCGACCTGTCGAGAGGGAAGATGTGTATCAAATTAACTGGATTGATATTGCACTAACTCCAGAGGGAAGAAACAAGAGCGGATGTATGACAACCAGTAAAGAGACATCAGAGGACGAGGAGACCTTCGCTTTTGTAAACTCTCCGTCCATTGTGAGCGACGCTCCTGCCAGCGAGCAAGAGAGAGCACTTGAGATTGCTAGACATAAGACTAATCACCTTGACCCGCACACCGCGGATGAAGTTGAGGACGCACTCCAAGAGCGCATGTGGGAAGCGTACCGCATACTAAAAGCAAGCGGTTACAACCCCCGTATCTATCACGGGATGGTGAAAGTGATAACGAGTCGAATTTCATGGCTTAATTTTAATAGTGTTAAACGAGAAAAACAACATAAAGAGCCATTAGAAAATCAGGCTAGAATGTGGTGGAGCGAGTAATTCACCACATTCTAGTAGCAAAAAAACCTAAAAACCTATAGAACACCAAGTAAAAAGGAGATACCATGTCTGAAACACGATTAGAAGTAGTAGCAGAACCTGTTGCCACGCAGTTGAAACAAATAGTTAATATCCGTGCCTTTACTCAAGACCAGCGGATTGCTTTTAGCAACAGGATTGACGCGGTTGAACGCGGTGACTCCTCTCTCTCTCTATCTCATGTGAAAAATCTTGAGGTATGGAGAGACCGTTTTGCAGTTATGGAGGCGTACGCAAACGCTGACATTAAAAGAATTACAGAAGATATGGAGATAGTGTCACGCATGACAAAAGTCGTCGGAATCGGCCCGATACTATCCGCTCAGCTTGTGGCGCAGATTGACATAACAAAAGCAGAAACGGTGTCTGCTTTGTGGCGCTACTGTGGATATGGCGTTACAGAGGAAGGCAATGCCGAGCGCAGAACCAAAGGCGAGCGCATTCATTATAATCCGATTGTTAAAACATTATGCTGGAACATTGCAGTATCATTTTTGCGTAAAAGTAGCCCATATCGTGTTTTGTATGATAGTGCAAAAGAAAAGTACACCAGAGAGAAACCGGACTGGACACCGATGCACGTTCATAACGCCTCCCTGCGTATTATGATGAAGCGTTTCCTGTCTCATTTCTGGGTAGTCTACAGAGAGATTGAGAATCTTCCCGTAAGAGTCCCTTATGTCCACGAGAAACTCGGACATACTACAATGGATAGCCCTGCGGATTATGGTTGGTAAAGCCAGGTAAGATTTGGAGAAACCCATAGCCAAGAGCGAGTCATATGAAATAAGTAATCCACCAAAACAAACGAGTCAATGAGGTAAGTAACCCACGAAGGAAGAGCGAGTCGCAAAAAGAAGAAATCCTAAACCGATGAGCGAGTCAATAACTCTAGATACCCAGAAGAACAAGCGAGCCGTTAATTTTAGAAACCCAAAAATTTTATGCGAGTCCAAAAGAAGAGTAATCCATTTAGTAAAGCGAGTCACCATAGCAAGACAACCAAATTAAGAAACGAGCCTTACTCTAAAGAGAACCACGAATGTATAGCGAGCCAATAAACTAATGAACCCAAAATTCACTGCGAGTCCACTGTAAACAAGAAAACCATAACGCAAAGCGAGCCAATTACTATATAAACACATGATACAAAGCGAAACTAATCAAATGAGGCATACATGGAAGGAATCCCATCACCAAAAGATTTAGGTATTCCACATAACGAGTGGAGACCAAATCAATATAAGATGTATGAGAAGTGCAAAAACCTTCACGATAGTGGGGGTGGATTTATCTTTGGCGAGCTTGGCACTGGAAGCGGTAAGTCTGCTGTCGCCGCGGCTCTTGCTAACGAGGATAGGGTGACAGTTCTCACTCACACTCTAGGTTTGCTAGACCAGTACGCCGAGAAATACGGTTTCCAGACTATCAAAGGCAGACAAGAGTATCCATGCGCGGACGATAAAAAGAATAGAGAGTGGCAAGCCCGTTATGGATATTTGCCAACAGCGCTTGACTGCCATCATGACAACATGATGCACTGTCCGTTTGTTGGAAGCTGTGCCTATATTATCCAGAAGCATATTGCGCTCAGCTCAAAGAAAATGGTTTGTACATACAGGTACGCGTCTGTGAGCCAGAAGGTTCAGGCGCGCTCAGGCATTCTTGTGCTTGATGAGGCGCACGACAGCGCAGAGGAAATCATTTCGGATAACGAGTTTGCTATAAGGAAAGCAATTCTAAGCGCGTACAACCTCCCGCGATTTCCCCTAATAGCTTTCGGGCCAAACGGAAAGGGAGACACGCTCAATGAGGCGCAGGTTGGATTGGTCAAGACGTGGCTCAAAGAGTGCATAGAGCTTATGTCTTATTCTGAGGACGAGATGAAATCAGAGAATGGCGCTAAAGCGATGCGGGTAAGGAACAGATTTTCTAAATTGCTTTCATCGCTAGACAACGGAGACCCGTATTTTGCTTTAAAAGACGATAACACCGAAGAGCCTGTTCTAAAGGCGCTTAGTGCAAAAGAGACTACAGAAAGAATATTTCAGTCTAAGACTACTACCCTTTTGATGTCGGCAACAATAGGCGACCCGTTGCCACTGGCTACAGAGTTAGGGATTGATAATTATGAGTTTGAGAGCTTTCCACATCCAATCCCATTCGAGTATCGCTACGTTGATATGGTTAAAGCTCCGAAAATGACATATCACAACCTGTCTAAAGACCCGAACCTATACGCCTATCAAGGCGCTGTTGTAGCGCGATGGATAAAACAGTTTGACCCAAGATGGAGAGGGGTTGTTCTTACAACTTCATACTACAAGTTACAGCGTTTGGCAGACTATCTGAGATACCATTTTCCAGAAAGGCGCATTATATCTCAAGGAAGCGATACGCATTTATCCACAATGATAAAAGATTTCGTCACGGACGTGCGCGAAGGCGACATTGCGGTTGCTACGATGCAAGGATGGGGGTCTGGGATAGACCTCTACGGCGACCTAGCACGCTTCATTGTAATTGCAGGCGTCCCACATCAAAACCCCCGTGACCTCTATGCAAAAGCCCGTAGAGGGCTTTTTGGAGGCGAGCGGTATCAAATGTGGTGTACCTACAACGCTGTGATGCAAGCGTGCGGCAGGGTTTCTCGCGGCGAGACCAATACAGATGGAAGCTGGATGTCTAATTACGCCGCTCTTGCGGACGCATCCGCATATACAGCCAAGGCATTGAAATTTTACTCTCCGTGGTTTAAAGAGGCAATGAGAAGAACATGAGATGTCCGCAGTGTAACGGTAAGGGAAAGCACAAGGATTGGTGCGACATGGGACTTGGCGCAGTTCTCAAGGCAAATAATGTTCCCTCAACATCTGGGATAAAGGAGGCACAAACGATGATACCTTCTATTGGGTTTGACCAGCACGAGATACTACGCTGGATAAACAAGCTCCATCTTGATGAAAAATGGATAGCATGTGACCCATGCTACGGCAATGGAAATTTCTATACGCCTGATGATATTCCACGCCCGATGTATGTGTATGACGTGCAACCGAAAAAGACGGGTGAAGGAGAGAGGCCAATTCTTCGCTCGGATTGCAGAGATTTACCGCTGGCGGATGTCTCTGTTGACTCCCTTATCTTTGACCCGCCGTTTTTGCAGACTACTGGCGAAGGTTCTATCATAAAAGACCGATTTGGTAGCTATCCAACGATGCCTGCGCTGTGGGAGTTTTACAGTGAGTCTATTGGTGAGTTCAACAGGGTTCTTGTTCAGAGCGGAGTTCTTGTCGTAAAGATGCAGAATACGGTTATGTCAGGCAAGCAGTGGTGGAGCGTGAGCGAAATAGAGCGCTACGCAGATGAGAACAGCTTTGCAAAAATAGACGAGTTCGTTCTTCTTGCAAAACACAGGATGCCACAGCATAACCTGAAAACACAGCGACACGCGAGAAAGTACCACTCGTATTTTCTCGTTTTTAGAAAAATAATCAGAAAGAGAGGTAGGTTCGATGTCTAGGAACAAAAAGAAAAAGAACAGTCCCCCCGTGACTATTGACACAGAGCTAACAAAAAACAAGTGGCGCGAGGCGATAGAGAAAGATATGTGGTGCGAACAGTGCGACAGCCCCCTTCTTCACGATGATGAGAAAGGGAGTTTTTGTATCGTCTGTTTCTGTATCGCAGAGGCATTTAGAAATGGCAGAAAGGATGCTATTGAAAAGATGCTTATGGAGCAAATCCGAGTAGATAAAAGGAAAGCTGAGGATGAGGTCGAAAACGAGTAAGGATGCTATTTGGGCGTGGTGCAAACACTGCATGACGCAGACCAATCATTATAAAAACGAGAAAGGCGTTATCGCCTGTGAAAACAAGCATGAGAACGTCGCTGGAATGATGTGGCGCACGGCTGACGGTGTTGTGTGCACAGAGTCAGTACAGAAAGCTCTCAGCTATTTCGAGGGCAAGTATTGGAAGCCAAGCGTATGCTACATAAGCTCAAGAGACGAGAAGCCACAGATTAAAGGGTTAGATATTGACGTGATAGTTGTCGATTATGTCCTTCCTGGGCATGTCTATGTTCTTTAAGCAATGCTTTACTAATATGGTCATTTATGCTATAATTAATTAAGATTACTTACCGGCTTGTGGCACTTTAACAACTTAGTACATACCCCCCCCCCTTTGGAGGACGCAATGACGAAATCTCTACCTTTTGAGATTGACCCAGATATAACAATAGAGATTGTAGCGTTGGATAACCCTCCGGCGGCTCTTTTCTCGGAGAAGATGGAAGAGACCGGTTATGTTGAGAAAGGCGACGTATATATTGTCCTGCCTCCCGTAAACGATGAAGACTTCGACTCCCCTACAAAAGAGACCGTTGCTACCGCCTACGAATTAGGAGAGCGCATTAGCGTGGAAGAGTTTTCTCACTTCCTGCATAATGAGCTAGAAAACTTTAGAGAACTATGGAAAAACGCAAGGGAGCAGTATGTGAAGGAGAGTGAAGCGTGTTAGTTTCGTTTCACATCCCAGACGAGACTGGAGAGTTTGTTGTGACGGCAGAAGTCGACTCAGCTTATTTTGAGCTGATTCTTTTGTCGGGAGCAATGCTTGTTGATGAGAAGGCATATGGCACAGACGCGTACGCTTTCTCGATAACAACTAATCCAGATGAGTTGAGAGCACATATTACTCTCGTAGAAATCGAGACGACAAAAGAAGAAACCGAGACCGAAAACGTGTAGTAAAGGACACAGCAAGCCACAAGCGATTAGACAGGCGCAACCATGCGCCTGTCTTTTTTTATACGATAGGAGAAACCATGAACATAAAAGTTACGATTTTTTCCTGGGGCAAATATATTCAGGGGACAAAACATCACTATGCTAAAATATTAGTAGATGGAAGGCTCGTCGCTGAGAACGGAGGTCGCTCAGACAGGCTTACGTTCTATACAAAAGCGCAGGCTATGACTTGGGCAGAGGGGTACATTCGCGAGAATTATCCAAAGCGCTCATGGGAGTGGAAGTTTGTTGGAGATAAGCCTCACAAGAAAAGACGCTGGCTGTATGCCAGAGAAGGAGACTGAGATGATTGACGCTAAAGAGTTTGTAGAAATGGAAGACAGAGCGCGGAACGCGTGGATTGATGAGCACATAATGGGGTTCACTGTTGTACCATTTAGCTACGACAGCTCTATACTTGTCCGCCTTGTAAAAGGGCGCAAATTTACAATACCACCATATCACAATAGATACGACGCCTTGAGACAGTTGACAGACAAAATGGAGAACCTTGGCTATACATGGACGGTGCGGTACGATTTTTACACCCACGACTTCTCTGTACGGCGCTTTGGAAACGATAAGGTTTATCAAGCAGGCTGGTGGTTGCCGTTAGAACTGCAAATCCCACTGGCAATCGGCAGAGCACTTGGAAAAATCGAGTAGTCACTTTAAATGAAAAGAGAGACTTTGAGGTCTCTCCTTCACCCGTTCTTTCACGGTCGCTTTAGTAATCATATTATATCATATTCTGACCTACAGGTAAAGCCTATTTTGCTACAGAAATTATTTCGTCCATTTCCTTATTTCTGTCCGCGGCTTCCAGTATCACTCCACGATACATCATCCTGCCATTTTGTATTGGCAGGGGAGTTATAGCTAGAACCTCGCTGTCTGTGTAGCATATTTCACCCATAGCCTGTTGCCAGTTGTTTTTTGCTTTTACGCCAGGAACGAGTCCGTCCAAACTACACAGGCATCCTGGGGAAAACGAGTATATGTTTTCTACTCCCCTTCTACTGTGTATGGAGCGTGCTACAAGCTCTATTCTGTGGATGTGCCCAAACACTGTGGTATGTCCTACGTCTCGAACCATAGCGCTTGTAGTCCCTCCGCTAGTTGCTCGTGCGATATTTCCATGCGTGCACACTATCCTTTCGCCTAGCCATTTCTCTCCGTCTGGATAATCCCCTACCATATTGATAGACATTTTTTGTAGCGATAGAAGCCTTTCTACTGACAGCAGTGCTGGCAGATCAATTTCATCCCCAGGTTTCAGATCGTAGGCGGCGGGTATGTATTTTGCAAGCCCCTTGTTTATTCTTACCTCATGGTTTCCCTCGATGTAAGTAATGTCAGCGGATGGAGCGGCTTCTCTTATTTCTTTTAGCCACGTTGTTGCCTCTATAACGGACGCTTGCGCCGTGTTATAAAACTCTGGCATTCTTACAAAATGGTCTGAGAAGTTAGGTAAATCAAGTATGTCTCCGAGTATTACAATGTTGTGAAAATCCTGCTCGTATAGCAGTTGCAGGACTAGGTTCATCGCTTTTCTATCGTGGTATGGGATTAGTTTTCCGCCCTCCGCTCTCACAAAGCCCACATGCGCGTCGCCGAAAACGAGTGCTCTTTTCACACGATTCACATGACGTGATGGCACTTCTTTTGTCACTACTACTGGTAGTTCTTTTACCTCTATGGGGGTTATTGTTGGGAAAAGGGAGATGGGGTCTTTGCGCACTAGCTTTACTTTTACTTGGAAGAGCGGAGATATTACAATCTCCCCGCTGTCGTCTTTTGCCCCTACTTCCCATTTATTTACAATGTGCCAATCAATTACCCACTCCGCTAGGTCTATCTCACAGGCTTCTATAAGCTGGTCTAATGTTTTTATCCTTGCTGATTTACTCTCCAGCTCTTTTGTGTTTGTGGTGTTTGTTTGTGTGATTGCGTCTTCTCTGATGTCTACGTCGCCTATGGCTTTCTTCTCTTTCTGTTCTTTGTACCTTTGGTATCTCCTTCTTGCCGCTTGTGGTGTTATGCCAACAGATTTTCCTATTTGTCGCCATTCCATACCCTTGATTTCTTTAAGGTGAACAATCTCTCCGAGTATTCTATCCATAGTATTTTTGATGGGGGGTTTTTAGCCCCCCTATCAATTACTCTGAGTAGGTGAACCCGACTACGGGAGCACCTTTGGTTACGGTGTAGGTCAATCTGCCTACGCCGAACATACCCAAGAGTCCTAGGACTGCCGCACCAACTTCTGCGATAGTTCCTGCAACAGAGTCGACCACAGCTAAATCTACATTGAAACCCAAGACATCAAAAATGCCGATAGCCAAGAAAGCTATGAGTTGAAATGAGGTATGCCATTTTTGGGAATCTCCGTCTTTAATCCAGCCGAATCGCTTGAAAGCGCCTACTAAAAATGAAATTAGTACAGCCGTGCCTCCAAGACCTAAAAACATTTGATACAAGTTATCCATATTTGAACTCCTTTATCGTATTTATATGAATTATAGCACATTTACCATCCCGATGCAAGCGTTCGCCATCCTCCATCGGCGTACATTTTTGCATTGTTGTCTGCTGTATTAATACAGATAACTCCTTCATTTCCTGTTGTGGGGTCTCCTGTCGTGCTTTTGATAAAGACGCGCGGGAAATTGCCGGTCTCTGCTCTCAGTCGAGATATTTCAGTTTTTAGTTTTTTTATCTCTTTAATAAGAACTTTATCGAGCATATTTTTAGAAATTGAATACTCTTTATCATCCATAAAGTTTATCCTCAAAGTCAAGAGTCATTTTCTCTCCAACTGCATTTTGACTTACTGTAATTTTCACTCCACTTATTTGTTTGTGCGTCTCTAAATCAAAGTATCTAAGTGTAACCTTGTCTCCGTAGTTATAGTGTTTTCCATAGTAGGACTGTTTGTTTTGGATAATTCCAAATGCAAATGTATCATCGTACAGGTTTTTTTCTACAAGCGAGCGAGCAGTGTCAAGTAGTCTCTCGCTACTATTTCCCTGATTGCTTGCGCTTACTGTTTCTTCCATTATGTTCCAAGGAGAGTCGAGCGTTCTGCTCACCTCCTCATAGATTTCAAACGCTCTGTCCTCTTCAACCCCCTGTCCAAGAGCTATCCCTTTGTTTATTTCATTTGCTCTATTTACTGCATAGTTAGGTTTTTCCATATTTCCAAAATCAGTAGAGAATATTACAGGTACATTTCCAGCCCCATTTAACCCTGTAGTCATATCAATATTTTGGCTACTCAAATCAAAACCACGTTGCCCATCATATACCCTAAATTCAAACATGGCGTTTCCAATCCCTACAACATCAATATAGAGACCTTTATCCTCTGCAATGCTCTGTATAGCAGTAAATAGATTGTCCCATGCTTTAGCGCCATTCCACTCCTCTCCGTAACCTTGGTCTGCCGCCAGTGACAGTCCGGTCATGTTTCCATTGGTAAGTCTTCCGAGACTTTCTCTTGCACCAGCGCCTGCGTTCTCATAAACGTATTCTGTAATAGCAGTTCCTGCATTTTTGCTTTTTGAAGCCTGAGCGGACTCAGAGTACCACAGGATGCTCCTTCTTTTTAGGAGATGCAAATAACCAACGGCAAAAGAAACAAATGAGCGTTTTCCGTTTACTTGAACAAGGTCATTACTGGTTCTATGCAGTCCTTCCCACTCTTTATACCAGTCGAGGTCGACGTTTTGATTTCTTCTCCACACCTCTATTTGGCTATCTAGTTCAAAAAGGGAGACTCTTGAGTCAAACCCATCAATCTCAAACCTACAACTACCAAAAGTATTCACGCGCCTTGCAATAGCGAGCGAGCGCCAGTTATCAAACTCTGCAACAACGCTCCCGCTTTGATTTTTTAGAATAACTTTGTAATCGGCTACTCCTGGGGTATTTAGTTCCATTCGCTGATTAGGAATCTCAGCGATGTAGTCAAGCCTCTCCTCCTGTACAGCCCCAAGACCCCTTGCTGTATTTGGATAAACTGTATGAAAGATCGTTGGACTATTAATAGCTCCTTTTCCAGAAGATAGCGTACTTGGGTATATATCTACAATACCATTTTTAATAGACGCCGCGACAAGCGCCCAGTGAGCATTGGCACCAAATGTCCAACTCATTACTACTGATGATGGAGCGCCAGCTTCGCGTGACATGCCAGCACCCATGTATACTTCGAAGCCAGTGTATTTCATAAGCGCGGCATAACTTGCTGTTTGTCCTGAGCCAACTGTTGGTGTAGCAGGGCTAGAACAAAAAACATCGACAACAAGGTCTTGTGTATCGCTGTTTGTAACCGTAAGACTTGGCGTAGCGTTAAAATTATTATTCGAAAAACCGGTCTCCAGAGGAACTCCACTTATATCTGCTCCAGCGTAGCATTGTGCTACAGCAGCTCCCCAGCCAAGATAGCCAGGCCATGATATTGAAACGGTATAGTTTCCTTGAGAGGGGTTTTTTAAGTAGAAGATAACTGCGCTGTAGTTTGTTCGATTAGTACAAACGTGTAACGTCATTAGAACACTGTTGAAATAGGCTCGAATGACACCGCACATACTATCAGCGATTGAGTTTTTTATTGCAGCTCGAACAACAAGTAGGTCACTTCCCGTTGCATTATGGGAAAAACTTAGGTTAGTAGAATCTACGTTTACCGTTCCTATAGTGGTGTTAACAATGTTGATTGTCACTGTTTATCCTTATGGGCAAGCACCAAGAGTGAACCATCCGCTTGCAGGACAGTTGACCTCTATTGGTGCATCTTTGTTGCTTGAAAAATCAAGGTAGCATATTAGCGCACTTGTAGCATCAGCACCACTATTTACCGCAATAACCATGTACCTTGCTCCAGTAAAAGTATCTCCGTTCCATCCGGTTATATCATCTGATGCAAACTCTACCCAGTTGTTCACTGCATCTACAGTAGTTGTTTTTGTGGTTAGGGTTTTTCTAGCGTATCCTCCAGTAGACAACTCGTCCCCAGATATATCGTCAATAAATTCATCGTTGTCTACGTCTGGAGTGTAAGTTGAGTCAAGAAGCATGGCGACTATGGTGTTTGAAAGTAGGTCGATGTCGCCATCCATGAACTTTTTAAAAGCAGTGTTGTAATAATTATCAGTCATAATATTTTCCTTATAGTCCGTACAGTGAGACTTTCGAGCCAGTCAGAAATGTCCCTGTTAAGTTGACAAGTGATATTTTTGTTATTGGGGACACGTTTAGCCATACACTTCCCTCAGATGCAAGGGTAGTAGTTGATATTTCGTCCTGTACGCACGTTTTATAAAATGGCCCAGTATAATTTGGAATTGTAAACCGGAAAGGGATTCCCTCATCGTCATACCATCCGACATCGTCAGTTCCTACAGTTGCAGAGCCTACAATACCAACAGCTATAACAGAAGCACCTATACTGTTTAGTACCTGTCTATAGTAGTTTGTGTATACCTCATCATCATTGTAGTATAAGCGCCCTCCAACTCCGACATCAGTCCCTCTCCACTGCCCAATAATGATAAGGTCGCGGTATGTTTGTGGAATATTATCAAAACTAACATCAACCGGTATTCCAAGAGATAGTATCTCTATTTCCTCTATTAGTGTCATAACTGGTCTTTCAGATAACGGAGTAGATGCGAACTCTCTAGTATCAGTTACGGAAATAACTCCAGCCGTAGTAACAAGAACCTCTGCAATTGGCATATCCCATACAACGCCGTTATTTTGTATTAATGATGGAGCGGTTGGGCTTCCTGTCTCAGTTCCCTTGATTACAAATATCCTAGCCGTTTGGTACTCAAAAATCATTCTAATAACAACGGTGTCAATTCTTGGATTAGAGACGGGAGTAGAAATGATTTTAGTCACATTTGCCGTGTTCTCGTAAACCCATCCATTCACAACCGCAAACCCACTTGCAATGGATATGCCCCCACCTATACCGGTTACAAGTAATTCGTTTAGATAGGCTTTTAGAACTCCCTGATTGCCCTCTCGCGTAAATAGTTTTTTCCAGTTACCTGCAAATGCAGAATGCGTATAAGGAGCTAGTGTCGCATCTCCAGTTACCAAACCATCCCAATAGTATGAGCTTTCAGTCATTATAAAATCCCATATAAAGAAACCATAGAACCAGATACAATATTTCCGGCAGACCCCGTGGTGCTAAGTATTGTTATTTTGTTTATAGCTTCTGTGTTCAGCCACATTCCTCCGGCGTGACGCATAGAGAAGGCGGCTACAGTAGTATTTGGAATACTTATTGACATTCCGACCCAATTTTTATAAAAAGACGCACCGGCATAGTTTGCAAGATAACATTGAAAAGTACCAGCGTGACCAGAGCTTCCGCTTCCACCAGGAACTTCTCCAAGCGCTCCCTCGTTCTCTCCAGTTGCTCCAACAGCAGATGCTGTCGTGTCTTCTCCTATGGTTTGCTGGTCGTTGTAATTCGCCCCAGTATCGTCATTGAGCAGTATTTCCAGAGCTACCTGTACCACTGCTCCTGCAAATCTAATTTGCCCAATAAGAACCAGATGCGTGTATATTTGAGGTATAGCGTCAAATTCCATTATTGCGGCAGTTCCATCGGCGACTACACTTTTTATAAGAACCATCGTGTCAGTGCCTTCTTCTGCTAGAGGGGTTCTACTTGCCTCTCTTTCATCTGTTACTGTAATCGCTCCGCCAGTAGTTATAGAAATTGTTGCAAGTGGTATCTCCCAAGTAAGTCCGTCTGTTTGTGTCAGGGATGGAATACTTCCTCCCTCTATTCCAGTAAGAACAGCAACTCTTACCGTTTGTGACGCCCAGCTTTTCCGTAATACTATTCTATCTTTTCTTGTTGCCGCCGCTGGTGTTGAAATCGAATTATCTACAACAGCAGTAGTCTCATAGAATTTTCCGTCTACTAGAGCCGCTCCTGTATTCACGCGTATCGTATTTCCAGACGGATTGCTCACCTCTAAGGAGTTCTCATATCCATCAATATGCCCTTGCACTGCTCTGTCTGCCGTGAACAGCTTTCTCCATATGTCACTAAACTCGTCGTTGTCATAAGGCGATAAAGAGCCATCCCCAATCGCTGTGTTTGCCCAATAAAAACTTTTTTCAGTCATTGATTAAACTCCTATATATCTTGTGAAATATCTAAAAATAATCTCTGTTGCGGAAGTTATACCGTATCCCCCTACGCCAATAGAGTTTATTCCATCTGTAGCTCTTGGGATTGCGGCAAGACTGAATGAAGCTAAATCACTATCGGACGTTAGCAGTCCTATCAAATTGTTTCCACTACTATCTACAATTGTTTTGTTGCCATACTCTAGTGATATTGAAACGTCTACATCTTCTGGAACATTATAATCCAGACTTATAACGTCTCCCGTTGTAATATTCCTTATTGATGGCTCGTTTATAGGCCCGTTAATAATTATGTTTGGAAAGGTCTCCCAAGTTCCGTTGTAGCTCAAATCAAACGCTTCTATTGAGTCGTCTACAGAAAACTGTATAGGAAAAGTTATCGGAAAAGCAAGACTGTCTCCGTCAGCGGCTGGCTTGTATGAAAAAAGATTTAGCACGGGGTCATAAAATATCGGGTCGTGCGCAATGAATCTTAGAGCCTCTTGATAGCTAAACTCGTCCCACGTTCCTTTTCTTGATTCCTCAAAGTCTGGAGTGTTATTGACTATAACCCTTATATCACGCATACTTCCATTCGGGAGTATTTTTCTAAGCGTCATAATATCAAACTGAGCACCATGCCTGTTTGGACGAAGTATATCCATTAGCTCCGCGCGTGCGTTCCAGTATTCCTCTCGGCTACACTCGTTGCGCCTAAGAACAAAACTTATTGTTCGCGGTCTTAGCACGTATCCAAGGATAGTATCACCGTGTTGAAAAGGCCCACGCTCTGTTCTCATTGAGGACGTAGGCATCCCCCTTCCAGAGAAACCCCACGAGAAATATCTGACATAATCGGTGAGCGTGACAACAACTCCATCAGAGGTAATTATTTGGTCAAATTCATATCTATTCAGCATATTATGTCCACATATTTATCAGTGCAAGGTCGTCGGCGATTGTCTCCGGCGATTGCGTTTCTGCATAGTTAGCGTTTACGGTTATTCTCTGGTCGTTTGTAATACTGCCCATATCTGCAATAGGCTGCATGGCTACGCTTGCTACCTGCCTAGACACATCTAGAACACCTCCTAAGCCTTTCTGCATACCCTCAACAATCCCTTCAACGAAATACGCTCCCATTTTTGCAGAGACTTTAGACGGAGATTTTTCCTGCCACTGCCCAGAAAGAACGCCAGCGGCTGCATCAGCAAGGTTTTGTACCCATTGCATTAGCTCGTCCCATTTTTCTATAATACCGCTGATGATACCTTGTACCCATGATTTTCCAAGCTCATAGAACTTTGAAACTAGCTCTTCGCCAGCTTTAAGTATCTCACCAACTTTTGTGCTGACGCCTGTTTTAATATCTTCCCATTTCTTTAGAAAATCCTCTTTCCACGTTTCCCAAGCTACCTTTAGATTTTCCCAGTTCTCCTGCCAGTTAGCGTTTGTGTCCTCCCATACTTCTGTAAGTGCTGACGTTACACCTGTTGCCCACTCGTCTACGCTGGTCTCTATTCCAGACCACCACTCGTCTATTGCATCACCTACTGTAGTCCAGAATATATCCCACGAGACAGCAATAACTTCATTCATTGCACCCAGCAACCAGTAGAGGTTCTCCTCGAATTCAACCCAGGTATCTACAATTCCTTCCCCAACAGTTCTGGAAAAATCTTCTATTCCTGTTCCTATATCCTCCCATATAGTATTAGTCTCCCACCATTGTCCTATTGCCTCGCCAACAAAAGCCGATATTTCCTCAACGAGAGTTCCTAGCGGTTCGAAATAATCCATCATCTCGCCCCACTTTGTTCCAAGCTCTTCACCAAAACCAGTGATAACATCCCCCGCCCCAGAGAAATCTAGGGTAAAAATTTCAGCCCATAGTTTTGCCCAGTCTTTTCCAAACTCGACTACTATGCCAAGAACAGGGCCGATTACGCCTTCAACTACTCCAATTAGCAAACCACCTGTCTGCCCCGCGATTCCGCCGAAGTCAATACCTTCGCCTTCCTCCATTTTGAACATATCTCCAATATTTATGTCCTCTCCGATTATTCCTGCAATAACAGATAGAAATCCTGCTACATATCCAAGGGTTTCTAAAACCTCGGCAGGAATAGCAAAAGCTGTATCTTCAAATCCCGCCCATCCTTTTTCTTGGTACGTTTCAATTGCCCAAGCTATATTATCTATTGCAGTAGCGACGCTCTCTATTGTGTCCGTTGCTACGTCCTCTATCCATGCAACAGCTCCCTCGGCATTAAACTCTAATCCGAGTGCTGATGCAAGTCTTTCAAAAGCAGGAGCTAAGTCTTCTTTTATTACGGATACAATTTCTTTCATTGTCTCGTCTAAGAATGGGCGCATCTCAATCAAGAAGTCGTTTAGATTTGACATCATTGGAGCAATAATCTCGTCCTTAATTGGCTCTCCAATAATGAATTTTAAATCTTCAAAAGCATTTTTTAGAAGCTCTGCCTGATTTGTAAATGTTGCATAAAAGATTTCCGCCTCTCTAGCAAGCTGTGTGCCCTCTTCAAAAGCTACATTAGAACCTTCTAGTGCTCTAGTTAGCTCCCCTTCCGCTGAGGACATATTCAAAAATGCACCGATTAGGCGCTGGTCTGCCAAATCAAGCTCTTTCAAAATTTGAATAGCCTCCGGCCCTTCCTTGCCAAGCCCTTCCACGAAGAGTCTAAACTGCTCTGTTGGCTCTACCATAGAAAATTCTTCTGCTGTTTTTCCGGCTACTTTTGCAATTAGCTCAAATTGTTCTCCGCCCTCTTGCAGTGCTTCGTTCATTTTAATAAGCACCTTTTGAACAGCAGTACCACCGCGTTGCATCTGAACACCAGACTGCGAGAATGCCGCGCCGACAGCAATGATGTCGGTCTCCGTTAGACCAAGAGCCGCTCCAGCACCAGCTATTCTTTCCGCAAAGCGAATAATCTCATCTTCGTTTGTAGCAAAATTGTTTCCGAGCCACACCAGTGCAGAGCCAAATGAGTTTGACCATTCTCCTATGTCGTCTCTGCTGATTTGGAAAATTTTAGAGATTGTTGCAAAGTCCTCAGCCGCTTGCTCTCTTGTTAGCGTAGTGGATACCGAGATAGCGGCAATGTTTTTGGTGAACTCTGCTATCTGGTCAGCGGGAATGTCCATCTGCCCAGCAATAGTACCTATCTCTGCAAGCTCTTCGAAAGCCAATGGTATTTCAAGTGCCAGCTCTCTAAACTGATTTTTTGTTTTTAGACCAAGCTCGTTTATTTGATTTGTTGCGGGGTCAGTAAACTCAGAGACTGTTTTCAGCATACCGGCAAACGCTTGCTCAAATGATGCCGCTGTCTCAACTGACTCTTTTGCCAGATAACCAACGCCTATGGTTACAGCGGCAATACCAGCTACTGTTGCCGCCGCTATTCCAACAACAGCAGTAAGACCCATGCCTAAAGCGCTCATTCCTCCAGCCGCTCCAAGCGCCGCCTTGTCTAGTCCTATTACAGATGCGCCAGCGGCTTTGAGTTTTGTATTGAATAACGCAAAATCTCGCACTACAAGACGTACGCCTATTGGGGTTAATGCTGACATTTTATCTTCCTCGCGGTTTTCTCTTCTGCTTATTTTCCTGTTTTCTTATTCTGGCGTCTTCGACGTGTGCTCTAATTATTTGCGTTAGTTCATAATAAGCTATAATTTTTGCCTTGAAATCGTTTGGATAGTCCCCCTTCTCCCATTTAAACGGGTCAAGATTAGACCCAACGCACGCGGTCATTTCAAGGAAAGCACCGGAGTATGATATTCCTGGGTCTAGTTTATGTAGAAGCTGGTAGTCCTCAATCGGTATTCCGTTACGTTGGACTTTGAAAGGAGTTTTTCGCCGATGCGATAGACTCGGCTGTCACTCCTGATATTCTACCAATTTCTACAATAACTTTAGTATCTGCGGCAATATATTTTTTGAAAAGAAACTCTTTCTCTACGTTAGATAATTTATCGCCAGTTTCAAACCCAAGAAGGGCTAATTCCAGAAGCCACGTCTCATCCTCTGGTAGACCATCTACAAGTTGGATTCCCAAGATCGCCATAGCCTCAAGAGCGGCTTTTGCTTTCTGGGATTCAACCTCTGCAACAGCTCGCAAATAAGCCTTACTTGTTACCTGTTCTACGGCTCTTCCATCCTCCAGAATCTGAATTGGAATCTCTGGGTCGGGAATACGGTTCTGCATTTCTGTAATCAATGGAGCGGCTACAGGTCTTAGCTTCACACGTATCCCCGACTCAAGAGTAATCACTCCGTCTTTGTCGCGATGTAAGCTCTTTTGTAATCCAAGAGCCTGTTCTTCTTCGGGTGATAAGGTATCCTTAATTTCGTCGGTTGTCATTTTGTTCTCCTATTTTTTAGTCGCTTCCTACTGCGATGAAACCATCTGCGCCATCGTCCGCCAAACCAACCAACATAACAAAATCTTGGTCTTCTTGGCAGGTTGCGATTGCAGAAATCTCATCACTCAGCGGGATAACATTTGTATCTCTTGCGGCGATAATGAAGCTGTATCCACCGTCAGTAGAGATGTACAAGCGTCCGTGGGACGCAACTGTTGCGGCAACGTACATTACGCTATCGCTGGACATTTCGATTGAGGTAAGATTAGTCGGGGCAGTTCCAGGCAGAGGCTTTTCTGTCCATGTTAGACCACCATCAAGCGTGTACCACAGGTCTCCATTGTCGTCACCGACAAACCACTCTTTCTCATTTTTCACCCACACGGCATTGAGATTTACACCAAGACCGACAGGGAATGTGTCTGTAGGAGAAACTAAGTCGCCCTCTATCGTGAGAACAATTCCATCCTGTCCTACTGCAACTCCAAACTCTGTCGAGATTGCATGTACAGCATTAAGGTTAGAGGTTGTAGACTCGCCAGCATCAATTACTTCGACGCCAGTAGTAGGCTCAGTCATAATGTACACATAACCAAGGTCTCCTACGATGTAAGCCTTTCCTCCAACAGACCAAATATCATTTGGTTCGCCACCAGCTACAAAGCCAGTAACCACTGCCGCAAACGCGGGGTCAACTCCTGCTTTGATTTCTGACTCAAGAGCCACAAAAGCAGAGCCGTCTGCATTTCCAACCACAACTATATAGCTCCCAACCTTAGCGATTCCGCTTGGGTCGTTAGCTACATTCATACCGTCAATATCGTGAGCCGCCCAGTTCTGTCCTTTATCAAAAGTAAAGATAACATCAGCGGGTGTTCCTGGCGAGCCGCCAGCAGCACTTGATATTGCGTAGAAGGTAGAGCATCCGTCAGACTCATCGTCGCATTCACCACACGACACTTGGTCAGGCCCAATCACATCTAAAAGCTGATTGGTCACAACAGCAGGAGTTCTAATCCCAAAAACGAGAGGAACGAACTCGTACATTCTTGCGGCGGAAAGCTCACCAGTTTCATCTGCCTTACCTTGTTCCCCAGGCTCAAGAGCACCAATATCTTCGGTTGCAAAACTATTCAGGTCTACATCCTCGAAAATAATTGATTTTTGGAAAGTGTTATAGATTGAAGCATCCTCGCACTCGCCAATATGAATTTGGACATCAAAGGCACAGCCCTTGTTTCCAAGTTCAAGCAATCTGCTCTTTACAAATGCGGCATAACGACCTACCAGAGAGGTTGTTGGTCTCTCTTCTCCGTCCCTATACTTGCCAGCTTCGATAAACTTTCCATAACGATTAGGGTCAGGAATATAAATCGAGTTTGTAGAGCCGTATCCTTTATTCAGACCGCCAATTTTCATGTGAGACATGAACTCAGGCATGTGGTCAGGGCGCGCTCTGCCTTCAATTAGCCAGACGCGTGTAAAGGATGAAACAAGAGGCTTTTGGCTTTTTCCTACTCCAGTATTCATTTTTTTAACCTCCAGTGTTCTTTAGTTGCGCCTGTTTTATCTTGTATAAATGTATCAGACGCGTTTGCAATACCGATAGGATGCTGTTCGACAAATTCTTCATCGCTTTGGCATCCTTAATTGATATTATATCACGCTTCACAAGTGTATTGTGAAGCTCTCTTTTTATCTGCTCCCAATCGAGAGCGTCAAGGTCTGGAGGGTCGTCTGGAATACCCATGTGCGCTTGGTCGTCAGACATATCGTCTCTAACAAGCATTCTATGAAGGTATCCGTCTTTATCTTCCGTAACAACTGTTCTCATTATGCCACACCTACCCGATAGTGTCTATCCATTTGTTTTATCATTCTCCAAACAGCTATCTCTCCAATTCTTGTTCCAAGAGGACAGCTTAGCGCATCTGGCCCTAAGAAGAACGTCGAGCCTTCGCTCTGTTCAGCCCCGTCTCTTCTCATGCTATCTACAAAAGCAGTTATGTTGTTATTGCCTCTAAACGTAGCATCCATTCTGGCTGTGGCAAGCCATGCAATAGCTCTTTTTATTGTAGAGTTCATAGGAGATATATCTAAGTCGTTCATATATCTTTCTGAGCGCAAGCCGGACTGATACCACAATTGTACTCCGTCTGGCAAAGTGCTTTTAGAGAAACACTGTTTATCCCAAAGCTCCGTGTCGGCATTGTACGCCGCTGGCACTGGAATTACTATTCCGTTATCGTAGTCCGCAATTCGAACATATGCGTCTTGAAGAACAACTGCTCCAAGGGAGGACTCAAAACTGCCGCTACTCCATATGAACCTGCCGGAAGATACTGTCGTATCAGCAGAAATCTCGTATATGTCCAGTGTTGCAACGTAGTTAGCGGCATCATCTGCGCTTATTGTTATTGGCTCTCCACCAGGAAGAACCTCGTACAGCTCTCTGAGAAACAATAGCCAGCTAGACATAACAATAGTTACAGAGCCGCCACTAATGGTTACGGACTTCAAAGGTCTGACCTCATCAATAGGGTCTCCTCCGCTTCCTGCAAAATACACCTTAATGCTTTTCGGGTCTGTTACTGTAGTCACTGCTGTAATTGTAGCTGTCTCTTCGTATCCGTCTCCGTCTTCATCGGAGTATACAACAGCTACATTTTCGATAAGCGTCGTTTTGCGTTTTCCCATCACGATAAGTTTTTTGTGCTCCGTCTGAACAGACTTATAGTCCCCTTTGATGCTTCTTGTAATATATGGATTTTCAACGGGCAAATCCTCTGGATACTTTACTGTTTCAAAGGTAGTCCACGTTGGGGCTGGATAATACCCAAGGAGCTGAGATATAGCCTCCTCTGCTTCATGAAGGAGCATAGACAGTTTATAGTGACTCATTTGATTAGCGGCTTGCCAGTCGTATCTGAACCACAACGGTTGCTTATCTGCTTCAAATCCATAAAGGTTTTCATTTGCGCTTGCCGCAGAGTTAAAATTCAACGGATTGAGACCCATAATTTCTGCGTACTCATCCAAAGACAGGAGTGTCTGAATATCATTTGTTGCCATAGTAGATAATCCTATCAATGATTATAGCTATCGCTCCAACCGCTAATGAACGGGTGAAGGAGAGAGATGCGTCAAAAAGCAGGCATATTGCTATAGCTACCCAGAAGCTAGTACACCACATACAGGTTAGCATTTCAGCCAAAACATTACTGCCTACTTTCTGGCTATACTCATTATATGTTATTCCGATTTTCCTGCGCATCTTTGCAAAAAAATCGAAAGGGCCGTCCTCTTCTACAAGAAGGCTAGATATTCGCCATGTCGCAAGTCCGAGCGTAAGCAACTCAAGCATTACATACCTTGGACTGCTTCAAGAATCATCTCTGCTCTTGAGTCTCCGACCCCTTTGTATTCTTTTAGACCTTCAACTCCGAGGGCAATAATGTCCTCTTTGGTCTCAATACCATTAGCCGCCATTTCCTTAGCTATGGTAGATGTAATTCCTGGCACAGCGTCTGGCTTGAAGACTTCGGATATTAGAGGAACGGGGGCTTTTGTTTCCTGTGTTTGTATATTGACTTTCGGCTCGTTGACACTTTTCTGTACCGGACTGAAAATATGTGGCTGAGCGGCCTGGTCTTCTCGTAAAATAAGGAACACGTCCCCGCCTCTTCTATATCCGTAATTCGCACCTGTGGCAGCGCCAGTTACTCTATGATTGCCTATGTTGCCCCACATATATTTGACAAGGACGGTTTGAGAATCTTCTATTGCGGCGCTTGTAACTCTTTGTGGATTTGAGAAATCCCTTACTGCTATCTGAGCACTTCTTGCCCTTGCTCCTGGGCATTTTGTACAGCCTGCCATTTTGACTCCTTTTAGTTTCTCCTGAGAGTATTGTAACATTTTTTTAGCAACTTTTATACCATCGTCTGTGCTGAAATCAGCAAGCACACGTCTTGTACTGGTCTCTCTATTATACATCACAAGGCGCTCTGTTAGCCTGATATAGCATTTTCCAGTACGCGCCATTGACCAATGATACACCACATCCTCAAAAGTTTCCATGCTTTCGTCAAATCCACCAATCTCGTAGTGCCATACTTTAGGAATAAGGCATGTCACAAGACACCAGTGGTAAAGGTCTTTTCTCTCGTAGTCTGGCATTCTCTGCGCCCTCTCGCAGTTATAGTCAGAACCTTTTCCTCTAATGTAAGCCACACTGATTGATGGGTAAAACTCTATAATTTCATCCTCTTTGAAACTTTTTATGCTTTCTGTATCCGCGCTTACTTTGTGAATGTAGTCTGTATATACAATCCCCTCGTCCTGCCCCCACACATCAAAACACGCCTCAAGGAACTCTTTGTGTATTTCATCGTCTGCATCAAGAAAAACAACGAATGAAGACGAGGACGCAGAGGCATCCACGCCCATATTTCTTGCCGCGCCAGCTCCTTTTTTCCCTCCAGTAGCCAGTATCTTTGCGTGAGTATATCCCTTTAGATATGAAAGGTCTGGTATCTCCTCCATATCAAAAACAAGAATAAGCTCCCATCTGTGGTATGTTTGACCCTCCACGCTATCAATCGCTCGCCTCGCAATCGTCTCGTGCCCAGGGCCTATAGGAATAATCACAGATACAATAGGTTCGTCATACTGCATTACGTTATGAGCCACCCCGTTCTCTGGTGTAGCCGGAGACGCAAATGGATGTTTTCCTGTGGCAGAGTATGCCTTGTTTTTGAGCCAGTGAGGTTCAATCACGTTATGGTGTATTTTCTTAGCTCCGCTTACAAGACCAGTGCCAATAGAGTATATAAACAGAGGGCTTTTGGTTACAAGCTCTGCTCTGTATCCGGTGGCACAATACCTTGTCCAGAACTCGGCATCCTCAGCTCCAGCGCCTCTTGGGGCGTAGGCTTGGTTGAACCCTCCCACGCGCTCCCATATGTCTCTTCTGAACACACAGCAGGTAGGCACTTGGTTCATTCCTCTGTCATTATTTTTTCCTCTTAGCTTTATCTGTGCGTCGAAGTTGAAAACGTCAGGCCAGTCGCTTACTCTTTCTTTGCCATCCGCGCTAATCGCTAATAGTTTTGTATACGCTATGCCAAGGGATGGGTCGTCAAATGCGTCCGTGCAAACCTCTAGAAAATGCTCCCTGATCTTGTCGTCTGCATCTAGGCAGCAAACCAGCTTTGTTTTAGCCTCTTGGATACCACGGTCTCTAGCTGTTGCCACGCCGCCATTTTCTTTCCTAATGTATCGAACAGTATCGTGCTCTGCCGCGAGTCTCTCTCCAACTTCCTGAGTGTTGTCAGTAGAACCATCGTCTACAATGATTATCTCCCGTGGCTGTTTTGTTTGGCGTATAGCGCTGACCACCGCTTTTTCAAGAACCGTTGCATAATTGTATACGGGGATAACAACAGTTACATCGTTTTTCTCATCTTTGATGTCAAGCGCCTTTTGGTACGAGTCCGCCACAAGCCTTGCCGCCTCATCCCATGACCACTTTTGTACATCTACTGCGGCGTTAGCGCCAAGGGTATCTCTGTATTTGAGGCAGTATTGAAGCCCCTTAGCCAAATCGTCTATGTCGTTTGGTCTAGCAAGGTATCCCGTGACACCATGCTTTACAAGGTCGCTATTTCCGCCATAGTCATAGCCGAGGACGGGAACTCCAGCCGCCATTGCCTCCAGTACACCTATACAGAAGGTCTCTTTTGTGCTTGAAAGATAGACACCAGCGCGCTGAATGACCTCTCTCATAAGATCGTGGCGCATTGTTCCTGTCACTACTGTATTTGGAAGCGGTTCTTTCATGGGGGGCATAAATGTAGTTACAAAGTCTAAGCCCTCAAACATAGACGACAACTCGTACATTGGCGTAGGGTCACAAACATCGTAATTCCTGTTTTTGTTCCACAGTACATACCCCTCGTTAGGTTCTTTGTGCGTCCATTTTTTCCAATCAATACCGTGCGGAACTACAACGGGGTCTATTCTCATGTCGCGTCTAAACACTTGCGCTACCCACTCAGACGGAACGGTAATCTGCTTCGCGGCTCGCACAGCGTTTACAATATTTTTATTTGCTTGATGTTGCCATTTTTGGGATAGGTAGTCAGCAGTCCAATATAATCCGTGGATGTGTGCAACGTCAACATTAGAACCTGTGCCTCCGGCATGAGACGCAATAAGGTCGTATGACTCTTCATCTTTATCTACAAGCTCTATGTCGTATTTGGGTAGGTATTTGAAATAAGCCTCTACAACTCTCTTTACTCCACTTTCGTGTTTAGACTGAAAGTCGCCAAGGTGCGGTCTCATTAAAACTTTCATCGGTTGGTCTCCGTGTTTTTGATATTATGTTAGTAGCCCCAGAAGAAACTCCCTAAAAGCCTCACTTGTCACCGCGACGTAGGCTACCAGAACAATCGCCGCGATGACGGAAGCAAAAAACGATAGGGTCTTAGCTGTCTTGTGTTTCAACAGCCAGATAACAGACGGGTTTTCCTCGATATATTTTTTTATTTCCTTTATATCATCGCGTTGCTCAGTCATTGTCACCTTGCTCATCTCCTGCGATTTTAAGTTTTTAGTTTGCGACTCCAGCAAAAGCCTAACAGCCGCTTCGACCGTAATGTCACCTTTGTCTAAAAACCTATCAATTTTACTTATCAAGCCGCCATTTTCATCAGTCATGATTATTCCTTTAGTTTAGTCCACCAGTCTTCATCATTTTCGTAACCAAGTGACATTAAACAATGCCACAAGTGCTCGTGGATAATTCTACCATGTTCCTTCGTTATATGGTTTTTCCAATCACCCACAACGCCTTTTCTAAGCAACTTACTCTGGATTGACTCGCCATAAGGAAGCGTGCTCCCGCTCCCCTTCACCCGTTTTTTCATGGATGCAAAAGACTGTCTTTCGAAAACCTCATCGAGCGGCTTGACTGCATCAACCTTAAGAAATTTTAAGATTCGATCAAGCTCCTTTTCTTTTAGGAGGCTTAGCTTCTCATATGTTGTTACTACGTTTTTAACTGGCTTGTTTGCATTTTTCCATTTTTTTATGTATCTTTCATAACCGATAAGTACGTTTGGTCTTTTGTCTGTGTCGAGGTTAGCCATCTTCCTGATGTACTCATCTACGCTTTCGAACCCCCAATAGTGAGCCACTGAAACAATTAGGTCGCGTGGGTCTCTTAGAATAAAAACCACGCGTTCTGGAAGAGAGCTAATAGAGTTATAAAGATGATGTCTTTGGCGAATAATGTACTTTCCTTTTCCGTCGTCATTATCGGCTAAAGATGGTTGTGGCTTTCCGCTTTTGACGGGGCTATCAAGAGCATCTCCAAGCAATCTTGATAGCCACGTATTCCCAGATTTAGGATAACCAACAACAAAAATCTCGTCACTCATTTATGATGAACCCTATCACCGAGTCCGCTTTTACAATGATCTCGTAAAACGGATACAGAAGTGTGTCTACGGCAACAGTTACTCCAGGCCAGACATCTTTGTTTGGCCCTTTCTCGCTCAGGTAGTCGTCTACCAGAATCAAGCCTCCTTTCTTAACGTGCTTTATCCATATAGCAATATCTCCAGAAGCACCCTCTAGGCTGTGGTCTCCATCAATGAAAATCATATCAAGTTTACCGTTTGCCCAGTGTCTACCAACGTCTCGGCTATCACCATGTATTTGTCTGTGCCTATGTTTATACTTTATTCCAGATTTTTCAAGAGCGATTATCTCGTTCTCTAAACCGCCATAGGGATTTGCTTTTAGCCTGATGTCAACAGTGGTAAGTCTAAGGTCTTCTCTTGTCTCTAGTATAGCGAGTCCGCTTGTACCAGAGCCTGCTCCAATGTTTACAACATGAGAGTCTGGAGGCAGATAAACAACTGCCTCTTTTATTGCAGACACTTCTGCTCTTGTGAGGTATCCAAAACTTTCTGCTAGTTGGTACGCATCTTCTTTTATCATGGTACACACATCCAGATGTCTCTAAACTTGTCTCTTTCTGCGATATACGTGCTTCCAATAAGCTCAATATTAGAGAATCCAATATCACGAGATAGCCAAAACTGCATATCTCTTCTATTTTTTACGAAAGACAGCCCAGGCCCGTCTCCGTCGTATTGGCACTCCACGATTGAGGCGAAATACATTTCAGACATCCATCGCAGGAAGTCGGTAGGCGCTTCTAAATAGGGAAGAACGCTAAAGCAAAAACCTATCTCTCCTCCCCATGTTTTTAGTTTCTTTTCTATGTCGTCTTCTATTACATCAACAGTAGCTACAACTTTATCTACGCCTTTTCCATTCGGTATTCTATAGACTCCAGCGTATTTTTTTGCTTTGTCTATATCCGAGTCTACCCCCAGAACATTCGACGCACCCGCCATCAAGGCGCGCCAGAGAAAATCACCTCCTCCGCATCCAAGGTCTACCACAGATGCTTTATGAAAGCATATGTGCTGGCTTATTTGAAACCACATCTGATAAGCCCTTTTATTGTATCCTTCCGTAATGGTATTTTTCATTATGTTTTCCTTTTCATGCACAACTTTTCAAATGTTTTATCGAGCCAATATTTATCTCCTTCTGGTCTTTTATCTGGACGCGGGTCGTTGATTAATCTTGATTCTGCAAAATCTATTAGAAACGGTTTGTTATGTACTACTATAATTGATTGCTCTGTAATATCTCCGTGCCTTATTTCAGCATCTTTTAGAGCCTGTAGTATCATTTCTTTATGAATCATAAAAGCCCTGCAATCCGTAACCTCCATTGAAAAACCAAGGTTTTGAGTAGCAATCGTATATTTATCATATCTAAAACATGACGGAACGTACCCGCTGTTGTACATTTTTTTAAGGCAGTATATCTCGTTCTCTATCATAAATGGAATAGAGCGCTTATAGATTGTATCGTTGGCTCTATAGACTACACTTATTCCATTATTTGAGATAAGTGTTGATGTTGGTAGCTTCGTCATATCTTCTGTTACAAGAGACATCCAGTGCGCATCACTCATTGTTTTATTTTTCCCTCGAATTTTCTAGGTATCCAGTTAGCCTCTAAAATCGTTTTTGTGTGCTCCCGTGGTATCCCCTTTATATTTACTTCGTTGCTGTCTGATTTTAGTCCGTTTGCGTATCTTACGAGTTGTTGTTTAGTGCCAATAACTCGCATGTCGCTCTCATTTACAACTGTTGTCCCGCTAAGCTCTACGTCCCAAGGAGACCACCCTCGTTGCAGGACTTTTAACAAAAGTTTTGTGTCCCATATCCCCGCTTGCAGGCTCATTTGATACTGACTTCCTACTGCTTCAACAAGGTCGTAGTGACCGTAGTAGCCAACGTCTTTAGCTCCTCCAGCAAACATTCTGTCTGAGGTCAGGTCAACTCTAAGTATTTTCTTATTCTCAACCATAAACTCGTGCATCGTCTTTATTCCAGAATGGTCTACTGTTCTTACAAGCCAGTAGTCGTCTAGAAGCCATGCAAAATGACTCTCGTTTATCTCTCTTTGTATAAATTCAATGACTGCATCTGAGTATCTGCTTTTCCCCCACGGAACACCAGCGCTTCTATAAATAAAATTTGGTGGAAGTTTGAAGGGCGGAAGGGACTCCCCAAGAACATAGACCGGCTGACTGGCGCTCCAGAACTTATTGAAAAGGTATGAAAAAACTCTTAGCGTCCAAAGGTGTGCATCACACGTAGTAACAAAAACTTTCATTAGAAAATTCCTTTTGGTCGGTTTGTCTTAATGAATTTTACCACAAAAAAAGCAGAGCGACAATAGCCGCTCTGCTGGTGGGCAACCAACCCACACACACCATATGTCCCCATTAAGGAGAGTTGAGTTTGGGAACTCAATAAAATACTAGCATATTACGGAAATTATGTCAAGTTAACAAAAGTGGCAGGGAGTTTTGAGACTCCCTGCCTTTTGCTACGGAGAAACCAACCGACCTTGCCCTTTACCAGAGGGCAAGATTAGGTGGCTTAGTTTTTACGCCCAGACTGCATTTGCAGTTCCGACGCTTCTAGGAGTGCTTACGCCGCCATCCTCGAAGTAGTCACTGTCGGGGTACGGGCTTCTCAGGTGCTGCAACGGTTCGTACATAATGTTTTGGATTTTCCCAGCAAGATGCGGGGTTCTCAAAACGATACGCTGTTCACTTCTGAGGTGCATCACGTAGCACCATTTGGTTTGGGAGACAGCCCATGAGTACACACCATTGTCAGACCAGAAGTCTTCTTTTCCTCTGAGCAGGCTGACATCGGAGTCCCAAGCGCTGTAGTTCAAATACTGGCGATAGGTTACGGGGAATCCGCCTTGGATAGTGATAGGCACAAAGTAGATGCTTGATGCAAACTGTCCAGGGATTAGATTTCCGTCGTTGACACTATTCGCTTCGTAAATGCCATCATCGGTTACAACAGGGTATGTTCTACCGTTGATGTCAAGAGTCATACTGTTTCTCATTCTG